GGGTTTGGGCGGAACGAAGCGGCAGATAACTTTATGGCGGCGGCACCGCAGCAACAGCAAATGCCACAGCAACCCGGAAACCAAGGACAACCAATGATTGACCCGGCAGAGATGATGGATATGATGGCGGCTCTTGCTGACCCTGTGCAATACTTGAATAATCAAGCCGTTTCTTCTGAACAAGAAGTATCTCTGGATACATTAACTGAAGAAGAAAAAGAAAAGATTAAACGGGTTTTTACGAACTGCAGGGCTGTGGCGTTGAAACACTATGAAGACACGGTCCAAACAAAGATATTGGAACGCCGACATCTCTATGACGCTGATAAAGAATACTACCGCAGGGAGTTCCCACAGCTTTCAGAAAGTTGCGAGTGGACTTCTAAGGATATTAAAACCTCTTGCCAGTGGATACTTCCCGGATTGATGGACGCATTGGGTGGGGCGAGTGAGCCGGTATCTATTAAGGGCGTCAATGTAGAGGACGATGATAGAGCCAAGAACCTACAAGAGCTGATTAGGTATCAGCTGGAGCGGAAGAACAACCACCACGAGTGGTTAAGGGCTGAACTTGAGTGTGCTCTTAGAGAAAACTTTGGTATCGCTAAAGTTTGGTGGGAACGCCAAGAGGAACGCAAAGAAATGGAACTTATGCTCAATGTTGCCGAGAAGACAAAGGTAGCGGCAATCATGGAGGGCATAAACAAAGGTAAGGTTGAAATCAAGGCAGCCGAGCCGCTACAGGACGCTGCCGACTTTATTCATGTTGTGTATGATGAAGTTAAGATTGTAAAGAATCAACCTGTTGTTGAGTTCGTTCCTAACTCTGAGATACGGTACACACCGGACGCTTCAGAACTTCAAAAGTGTAAGTTCGTTGCACAAAGGAAAATTGTTACAGGTGATTACCTTAAACAAAGGGAACGTCAGGGCATATATAAAGATATAGACCTTGCGTTGGAAGAATACGGCAGGGGTAATACCAAGTGGACAGAGCTTGACCGCAACAATGATTATCCGAAGACGGATAGATCCAAACATATAGATGATGGAGACCTTGCCTCCAGAGAGGTGGAACTCTATGAGTCATATCTTTTGGTGGACTATAACGAGGACGGTATTTACGAGAAACTGATTGTCCATGCAATAGGGGACCACTTAATAAGGGTGGCGAAGAATGATTATGATTTCCCGCCGTTCTTTGTTTGTCAAACAACCAAGAACCCCAACAAGGTATTTAATAACGACTGTTTGACTGATACGCTGAAACCTTTGCAGGACTTGAAGACGGCGTTAATGCGTCAAGCCATCATCATTGTTTCCAAGAATGCGTCTCCACGTATGTTCGTGGATGAAATGAAGACGGATATGGATGCCCTGATGAGCGATGAAGAATTGATACCTATCCAAGGCAACCCAAACGAAAGCATTTTCCCGTCACCGCAGTTGCCTTTGCCTGCAGCTTTGATGACTATTGTGCAATACGCACAGAACGAAATAGAGTCACAGTCCGGTTCTACACGATATAACCAAGGGCTTGACTCCAATAGCCTGAACTCCACTGCGACAGGTGTAACGGCCATTATGGGTGCGGCGGACAAGCGAAACCGTCTTATGGCTCGCAGTATTGCCGAGACGTTCTTGATTCCAATCTATAAGTTCATTATTTCCTTGAATCAAAAGTATTTGGAAGATGAACAGATGATACGGCTGACCAACAATTCAATCACTATTAGGCGTGAAGATTTGGATATTGATTATGACTTGATTGTGAACGTAGGTGAGGGCGCTTCCAGTAGGGAACAAGAGATTCAATATCTCATGTACACTTTGCAATCCATCTATCCACAACTTACGGCGCAGGGTATTGTGAATGCCCGCAGCTGGTTCAACTTGGTAAGCAGGTTGTTGGAGAAGCTGGGGTTGAGAGATGTTACCAGATACCTTATGGATCCAGACAGCGAAGAAGCTCAGCAAGCAGCTGCGGCCTTGGCTGCCCAGACAAATCAACAACGTATGGAAGCGTTGCAGAACAGCTTGCAGTTGTCTCTTGCGAAGAGTTCTGTACCGAGAGTATCTGTGGATGTCAAGGATATGCCGCCTGAAGCTCGTAGACAATACTATCAACAGCACTTTGGGATTGATGTTTCTGAGAAATCTATTGCGGAAGAGGACATCAAACAGGAGTCAATCAAAGCATTGTCCAAACAACAAAGTATTTCTGTTAAGGAGATAAAAGAATCACATGAAGATAAACAATCCTGATTATCGAAACTCGCCGGAAAGGTTACAGTATCTGCGTGATTTAATGGTTGACGCAGCAGATGCGAAAGCCATAGGGAAATACAGCAGGTTATTTGTTGCTTCCGCTATAGATGCATTGCTTGTAGCTGCAGAAGAACATAAAAGTTTAGAACAGGCAGCAGACGATTACAGAATGGCATTGAAGTTTGAAGAACTGCTTGTGGCCGCCATTAAAAAGGCGGAAGCCAAAGAGGATGAATATGCCCGTTTGAGAGGGGCAAAAAAATAGGAGGTAAACATGGAAACCACAACCACCGGAATGTTGCCGGTTGAACAAACACCGATGACGGTTCCGGCACAAGAGCCAACACAGTTGGCACCCACACCGACAGAACAAACCGCACAGGCAGACGGTACTGCCAATCAAGGCAAGTATGTTCTGCGTGTAGACGAGAACGGGAAACGCACTCTGTCTTTTGAGGATGGCGAACCCCAGCCGTTGGCTGAACCGGCAGCGGTCAACAACCGTGACCAGCAGACACAAAGCCTGGAACAACCGTCAATGGCGCAACAAGTTCAACAGGCGTATGGCAACATAGACCCGAATGCGGTACAGCCGTATGACTTGCAGGAGTTCTCTAATGCATTGGCCAGCAACAACATTGACGAACGCAGAGTGCCGGAACAATTCAAAGAACAGTATATTGATTACACAATTAAGAGGGCACAGCAAGAGTATGACTCTTACATTGCGGCTCAGGCACACCAAAGGGATATGATTGAACAACAGCTCAATCAAAAACCCGACCCCGCAAAGCAGCAGGAGTTCTTCACAAAATTGAACGAGGAATCTAAAGCCCGTGCGTTGGCTGACCTTGGTATTACTGAGGAGGATTATAGGGCAAAAGAGTTTGAAGATGAAGCTCTTGTTGACAGGTTTGAAACCGCCAAAGAGTGGCACCGCAACCGTTTGATTAACGAGTTACAGTCACGCTCCCGCAACGAAGAGTTACAGCGTTCCCGTCAAGTCGATATGCTTGGACAAATACAGGCGTACGTTAAAGAACAACGGGCCAAAGAACCGCACTTTGATGAGATAGACAGAATGATGGGTACACTCTATCAAGAGTTGCCATATAACAAAGCCACCGTTATTGCCAACGCTATTCAGGCAATGAAAACAAACAACCTTAATCCCAGCCAACTCGCAACACTCCAAGAGTATTACGAAATTGGGAGGCAGATGTTTTATGCACGGCGGAACGGATTGGCGCCGAACGGTGCACAACACACCGCCACTCAAACCAACCGGCAACCGCCTATGGTTGAACGGCCGGGAACAGGGGAGACGGTAGGCAAACCGCCGTCCGTTACTGAACAAGATATGCGTAATGCAAAGAACACTCGTGACAGAAAGCAAATTCTTTACGAGTTGTTGAAAGTTCGTGTTAAACGCTGACCAATAAAGGCAGACGTTTAAAATAGATTAACACAAAATACTAAAACGAAAGAGGTGATTTTCATGTGGGATGTTAATCGTACACTAACCAAATCCGCGTCTCAAAGCCATACTCTTGAAGCTATTGGTCATGCGGAAGATTTGTCGAGCATTGTTACTAACATTGAGCCGGACTACACTCAATTCTTGTCTGACTTCGGCACCGCAGAGGATGCTGTAGAGTTGGACTTCTCTTGGTTGACTGAGGGTTTGAGACCTCCTCAAGTCAACGCCCATCTGGAAGCTGAAGATTGGACCAGCCAATATGTAGGTTCCATGGAGGGTATGTCCAACAACTGCCAGCGTTTTGTAAACAGTGGCAAGCTGACCAATGCACAAATCAAGGTAAAGAAAGTTTATGAACCCCAAGATGAGTTCACTCATCAACTGGGTAACACCTTGGTTGAACACGCTCGTGACATTGAGTACTTCTTGGTAAACAACGATTCAAGAAATGTTGAGAGTGGTACCACTCCTGCTATGTCCGGTGGCGTTCCTTACTTCATGCAAGTACAGAATCAAGATGTAACCGTATCCGAGGGCACCGCTTCCAGCGGCAACTACGATACTTACACCACCAGCACTGCACATAATTTGCGTACTGGCGACTTTGTATACTTTGCCGGGACCACAATGCCTACTGGCGTATCTGCCAACACCTTGTACTATGTGCGTGTTGACAGTACCACCCCGGCTACCGTATTTTCTATCTTTAACACCATGAAGGGCGCGGTAGAGAATGTATCTGCTCAAAAGGTTATTGCAACTACCGCAGGTACTTCTGTAAAGATTGTTAAGAACAACATTGTTGACGCTGGCAACACTTCCTTTACCCTGGACCATATTCAGAACGCTATGCAGATGGCGTTTAACCGTGGTGGTAATCCTACTGTTGCTTATATGAGCCCGCAGCAAAAACGCCGGTTCAGTTCTTTGGTAACCGCTATGACTACTATCTATCGTGATGTTAAGAAGGTTCCCAAGATTGACTTGGTTGCTGACGCTATGGAAACCGACTTTGGTGTTATTGTGGCCAAAGCACATCGCCTGTACGGTGACAACCGTGTTGATTTGTTGGATATGAATTACTGGGATTTGAAATGGTTTGAGCATACCCATACCATTACCGACCTGCCGAACAAGGGCTCTTACAAAGAGTACCAAGTTGAAAGCTGGTTGGGACTGAAGGGTACTCAACCTAAAGCCAGTGCCTCCATCGTCAACATTAAACGGTGACATAGCCTGTGCACAGGACGGGTGCTTTTCACACCCTCCTCCTTAACATAGGGGTCGGATTTATCCGGCCCCACTTTTTATGGGTCAATAGTTGTAATGGTAAAACGCTGGTCTCCAAAACCAGAGTTCCCCGTTCGAATCGGGGTTGGCCCGCCATTTATTTTTAGGAGGAAAACATGGCTGTACAAAAGAGGGAATTTGAATTAGAGAAGAACGGTACATACCGTTCCAGAATAACATTTGATACAGAAGACGCAGAGGAGTGTGCTCGAATTGCCAAAGAAGTAAGCAGCGGTGGCAGAAGTGAAGATGGCTCTGTGCGTCTTATGGGTTATATCCCACCGGAAATGTGGGCGTATGACCCTTGGTTGATAATTGCAAGAAGGGCACAGAAAGAAGGAGATATGGGTGAGTACACAAAGAACATTAAGAAATTTTTTGAAGTCCATCCGAGCTTGGGTGTGCCGTTTGAGAAGAAGTATTTCTAAGGAGTATTGATATGGCTATTCAATACGATGCATTGAAACGGCAGTTCCGTTTCAAACAAAAAGATAATAGTGAAGTTAAGTTTTCTGATTATGACATTAAGCTGGCAACCAATGAAGCTATCCGCTACCTGTCCAATGCGTTGTCTAATCAGAATGCTGACTTTATGGAAAAGAAAGTCAGCTATAATCAGGAAACACTTACCCCCAATCTTAAAACAGAAGGCGTAGACCTGCCTGCGGATTTCCATAGCTTGATTTCCGTAAACAACGCAAGGGATAATCTTATCTTGCAAGTATGCTTGATAGGGCAGGAACCAAAAGAAAACCAGTTCAAGGTTAGTGGGAATAAGTTGTACTCCGGCTGTGGCGACATCAACTTGTTCTACAAGAGAACATTGCCAGAAATATCTGGAACTAATACAACGATTGATGTTCCGAACATTTATCTTGATGCACTGGTAGACATTGTATCAATGATAATTACTGGCTCCGATATTGAGGCACTGCAAGGAAAGATTAACAGTTTGGTTGACCGTATTGTTCCTCGCCGTAAGTATAGAGGAGCAAAGATTGCAATGCCCTGGAAGATTTGAGGTTCCATCATGAAACTTATTACAGCAATAAACAGAATACGGGCTGGGGCACACGACATTAGTTCTGAGTACAGCCGTGACGACCTGATTAACTTTCTCAATACGGTCACGCAGCAGGCGGCAGCTATGCTGATTACAGGTGGTTATTACGAACTTATCCGTGAAGTAACACTGCATGACGGGGATTTTGCCCCTGCTAATATGTTAAAAGCCTGCGGCAGTTATCCAATCAAGATAACTGCAGGACAGGTAGAGTTCCTTGACCCGGAAGAAACTTCCATTAAATACAGATACTTTGCTACGCCGGAAAACATTCCGTCTGACGCAACAGATAATTTTGAACTGTACTTCAGTAATGACGCAGTGAACGAAGCGATTATTAGACAGGCAACAATCTTGGCGTTGAACCAGAACGAATATAATGTTCAACAGGACAGTACTTTATATGGAACATTCCAACAGGCACTTATAGTTGCGATGGGAAGTGGAGGATAATTAAACAATGACTTCTGCAGAGATTGAAAAATTAAAGAAACGAATCAGACAACTTCCGAACAGCGTATCTGGCGACGGTACCACATTTGCTGAACAGGTAAAGAGAGTTTTGGAAGAAATTGTTAAGATGATTGAAAGTGCAAATTAGAAAGACGGTGGTAGCTTATGACTTTAGAGTTTACTATTAACAATCAAACACTTAGATATATATCCACCGACAACCATGTAGCCGACAGCGAGAACTATCTTAAAGCACATTTTAAGTTCTCAAGTGACTGGGATGGGCTGAGCCGTATTGTGTACTTCAAGCGGAAGTACGATGACCAGCACGATTATTACTTCGACTATACGTTGGATAGCACTAATACCGTAATCATTCCTTGGGAAGTTCTTCAACAAGAAGGAACGATTAGGGTAGGTTGCTACGGACAAACCACAAGTCACGGTGGTGTAAACGAAACGGTTATTACTTGTAACTATGTTGAGGTTTATTTATCTGCATCCTGCTTGGTTCCGGGGCAGATTCCTTCTACCCCTTCTCAAGGTATTATCGGACAGACCTACGAGAAGATAGCAACCGTCTATAACAACTTAGTATACATTACTCCAGTAGGGCGGAATATTCAGGCGGTTATCAACGTAAACACAAACCTTACGGCTATTAGCACAGTAAATGCCAATGCTACCAACATTAACACCGTAGCAACCAATATTGCTGCTATCACAGGAGTTTATAACAACACAAGTAATATCAATGCTGTAAACGCTAATGCTACTAACATTAACACAGTAGCTGGTATGTCGTCTAACATCGCAGCTGTTATTGCCGACAGGGCTAACATTGACGCAGTTGCAGGTGACTTAGACAACATTGACGCTGCTTCTGGACACGCTGCTACTGCTTCTGCAAAAGCAATCGAGGCGGCTAACTCTGCAAGTGCTGCTGCTTTATCTGCTACAAGTGCTGGTACGAGTGCTACTACTGCTACACAACAGGCACTTGCTGCGTCTGCAAGTGCTACGAGTGCAACTGCAAGCGTAGCGTTGGCGGAAACTGCCGCAACTAACGCAGAAACTTCTGCTACTTCTGCAAGCGGTTATGCTACAACGGCAACCACCAAAGCTGGGGAGTCAAGTGCTTCTGCTACTAATGCTGCTACTTCTGCTACTAACGCTGGCAATAGTGCTACTGCTGCAAGCGGTAGTGCCACAGCAGCAGCCGCAAGCGAGGGTAACGCACTTACATATAAGAACTTAGCATTACAATATAAGAACGAAGCACAGACAATTAAGGACGGTATTGTTGCTCCGAGTATTGATGTAACGACTAACCACTGGTATGTCAACGGAACGGACACCGGAGTAAATGCGACGGGACCGCAAGGACCACAGGGCGCAACTGGTGCAACAGGACCACAGGGTCCACAAGGCGAAACCGGACCTCAAGGTCCACAGGGTCCTGCTGGTACAAGTACGTGGTCTGGAATTACAGGCAAGCCTACAACTATTTCGGGTTACGGCATTACAGACGCAAAGATTGAGAATGGTGTTATTACTTTAGGTAGTAACACCATCACTCCACTTACACAACACCAAGATATAAGTGGTAAAGCAAACAAATCTACAACTACAACTGCTGGCACATATAAATCAGTAACCGTAAATACAGACGGTATTGTAACTGGTGGTAGTAATCCCACAACCATTAACGGATATGG